AGATACAACTGGAAACGCAGGTACGGCCACAGCTCTTGAAACAGCGAGAAACATTGGTGGGGTCTCCTTTAATGGTACCGCCAATATAGACCTCCCAGGTGTGAATACGGCGGGTAATCAAGATACAACTGGAAACGCAGGTACGGCCACAGCTCTTGAAACAGCGAGAAACATTAACGGTGTGAGTTTTGATGGTACAGAAGACATAACCATAACAGCCAATACACCCAATACACTCACGAGGGGGTCGTACCTTACGGGTTCTAATTTCAATGGTTCGGCTGCGACAACGTGGGCGGTAGATGCGACTTCGAGTAACACTGGTAGTAAGGTCGTAGCTCGAGATGCTAACGGTGATTTTAGTGCCGGGGCAATATTCTTTGGTAGCATAAACGGTGGTTCGGTAACTGGGACGAATGGGTATTTCAACGGTCGTATCGGCATCCACGAAACGAACCCATTGTTTCCACTCCATATCGGTAGTTTTGAAACAGCTGAATTCAACGACGGGGTCGGAGGGTGGCTTTACTACGATAATGTTGGTTGGCGCGATTATGGGTACCGTGCCTGGAATTGCTCAATTCTTGCGCAAGGTTCAATCATCACGAGAGACTGGCTTGTTTCCCATACCGGCACACTCAATTCGTCCGACGAACGCATTAAGAAGGACATCGTAGATGCTGATGATGCCGAGTGTTTGGAAGTCCTGAGACTTCTCAAACCCAAAAAGTACCAATACAAAGATGAAATCAACAGAGGCACTGAACCCGTGTGGGGTTTCATCGCTCAAGAGGTCAGGGAAACACTTCCATACGCCACCCAATTGAGACAGGAAGTCTTACCAAACATTTATGAATTGGTGAGTGTCTCACAATCAAATGTAATCACATTTACCAACTTTAACACCTCCAATCTGGAATCCAATGCGACCACACTCATTCGAACGAAGGGTATTGATGGCAAAGACCACGACATACACTTGGTGGAAGTTATTGATGACCACACCATTCGCGTAGAAGAGGATTTGACTGAATGGATTTGTTCAGTTGACGAGACTGGCAATGTTGTAGCTGGTAATCAACTCTTCGTGTACGGACAAGAGGTTGATGATTTTGTGTCTTTGAACAAGTCTGCCATTTGGACTGTTGCGACTGCAGCCCTCCAAGAGGTGGATAGACAGTTGCAAGAGACTAAAACACAACTCGCCTCAGTCCTCGCGAGACTCGATGCCCTCGAAAATCCCTAACTAAACCCGGGTAACTACGACACTCGCATTTAATAATTCTCTCCCGATATATTAAATGTCTATATAATAACCAGTTGGCACCTTAGATATTAAGAACGCCACATTACGTGTAGGCAAATTGGAAGTCTCTAACATTCAGGGCGTGGACACCGCCCTCAATGTCACGAGAGCCAACAGTGTGCTGATTTATGATGACCAGGCTTCAACGACGACATTCACCGGTTTTACCAGTTCTCTGGATGTTCGGGACACGGTCAATGGATATCTTGACGTCGCCGATGGCTACGTATATTGGGGTCAAAAACTCCCCAATTCATGGGTGATGGACTTTGAGATGGATATTCGTTCGGGGGCGAACGCCGGACCACTCCACACAATTGTGTTTAGCACCACTAACACAGGTGAAGACGGCTACTCTTTTACGTTCAATGACAGTAACGATAAAATCAGTCTTTACTACGATAGCACACTCCTCACGGAAACCACAGTTTCAGGACTCTTCACAGCCTCTGAGGATTGGCAAAAGGTTGTGATTAACTACGAGCGTGGCATGATCGCAATCAGTCTCGATGGGTTACGAAAGTTTTATTACAAGGACATCGAGCGCTCCGCACCCTACGTGAATGGGGGATACATCAATGTCTCTTCGGCGTCCACAGATGGGCGGAAAATTCGTAATCTTCGCATCGTCGATGGCTCTTTCGGTGGAAATTTACAATGTAATGGGATCGCCACGTTGGACGATGTCACAACGTCTGGAACTGGTTCTTTTGGTACCATAAATTGTGGCGGAAATATCACAGCCGTAGGTGATGTTACTGCATTCTCAGATAGACGTCTCAAAACTGAGATAAAACCCATCGAAAGTGTGCTCTTGAAAAGGTTAAAAAGCTTTGTGGTTACACATACATTAAAGATGGCAAGTGTTCTACGGGTGTCATCGCGCAAGAAGTACTTCCAGAAGTTGTACATGGAAGTGAAGAAACAATGTATTCCGTCGCATACGGTAACATGGTCGGTCTTCTTATCGAAGCCATCAAAGAATTGAGCGAACGATAGTCCTTTTTCCCATGCTTTTACGAAAAACATGGCAAAAACGATTTTACTTTTCCAATGTGTCCATCAGGGCCAGTGTGAGGACACCAACGATGAAGAACATGACAACATAGTTGCACTCTGTGTCTTCAGAGGTTTTCTGATTCACTACAACCCGCCGTCGTGGTCTGGGCATAGCGACTGGTTCTTCCTCAATGGGACAGTAACCTATCATTTATATTATACCTAAAGATTAATTTCAGTCTTCTTCTTTTTTCGACCTCTCTTGGATCCACTGGTACCCACGTTGACTTCCTTAAGCTCACCACCTGTAGATTCTCCTGATATAGACACAATATCAGACACATCGTCTTCTTCTGCGACAGTCGGTAAAGGATCTTCGCGGACGACAGTCGATGTATTCATCGGTGGCGGTGGTGGCATCATGATACCACCCATCAAGCTGGAGATGTCTATACCCGGACCTTGCATCTCATACGAACCATCGGTTGCCGCCGGGGCAGCTTGTTGTGTCGTCGTGTTCTGAACAGCTGACATCATGTTCTTGACGAGATCTGGATTTTGCTTCAAGACGTCATTCACATTTGGAATCGCAGCCTTGAACATACTGTTTGTCAAGTGGAACATCATCGCAGACCCACCAAGCATCATGATGAGCTTGACTTCCGGTGCGACATTCACCTTGTTTCTATACTTGACGTAGAGTTCTTCAAATACAGTATCATAGTCTTCGACGCTCTCCATCACGGATTCAGACCAGCCTTCGAGTTGAATTTCAAAGGGGTTGTAGCGTTTGTTCAAAAACTCAAGACCTGTGACACACGCCACCAACATTCTTCTTGAAAACTTAACCGATTGATCAACTTCAATACCGTAAGTAATTCTCTTAACTTCTGTGCGAATGTCATCCACACTCGAATACATATTAAGGCGTTTGTTAACGCTTACACCTTTCTTTTCAAGGCGAGCGAGTTTATTCAGTAAATCAGCCTTTTCTTCATCGATCGATGCGTACCCCTTCGATGGCTGCTGTTCCACGTACCCACCTCCGCCTCCGTAGTCTCCCTCTCCGTCATCGTCGAAATATGGTTCGGCTTCGCCGTAATCCACTTCTTCAGAAGGGACATTCGCTTGCACTGTTTGTTTAGTTGGGTTAGCAAACGCATCAATCTCCTCTTGTTGTTGCATCATTGGTCGAGGCCTGGGCGTTGTCATTGGTCGACGAGGCCTGGGCTGCGGCTTTGATGTTGAAATTTGAATTTCATCCATCAGGGCCTGTTCGTCTTCATCGAGCTTCAGGATTTCAGTGTCGCCACGATCGAGGATAATCTCTTCGTCCATCTACTCTTTATAATGAAACTAAACTACTACCTTTAACGCACTTTATAAAAAATATCAGGTACTAGTAAATGAAGTTCAACCGCAATATCACCCTGATTGTGATCAGCCTTGTTGCGATTTTGTATCTGATCCAACGCGTGGCCATCAGCTACTACCAACCCAGACCGATCGAAATTGAAGCGATCAATGAAGACTCCTTGTTCGATCTCGAACATAAGCTCGAATGTGCCCCAGGTCACACGAAGGAAGGAAGCACGTATACGAAGGCTTTGACCCCGGGTGGTCTTTGCAAGTCTGAACAGCTCGTGCGTGATCAGGCCAGTTATGCGATCCTTGGTGGAATTGGTGGATCTTTAATCTAAGTTTAATGTAAATGCCGTCTGTTACATTCGGGTATCCGGATTTTGATTATGAGTACCACACGATTACGGTGGACACGATTGGACAGGCGAGTGCAAACTCATTCACTGCCTATCTTAACACACCCCTTCGTAATGTTGTTCAGGCTCAACTTCTCGGAGCTCGAATCAATACGGTGTACAGTACAGAACATTGTTATGTTTCAATCGATGAACTCGATAGTAATTTTGCCGACCGAACGACAAAGGATCCACCATTGTCTACGTCCTCGCAACCAGGTCTCTCCGTTTTGAGAAATTCGTTCGCGTCTTTGGTGAGTAATACGACAGCGACTTCTGGTAACCAAGTCATCTCTTTTAAGGATGAATATGTGGTCGCTCAACAATATTTGGACCCCATTTCCAAATTGGATCGTCTCACTGTTAATATTAGAGATGAGAACGGCGATTTGATTACATCGTCTACAGGTAATAACTTTTTGGTGCTTAGATTCATTTGCAGAAAGTCGAACTTAAATTAAACCTTTCCTTATTGTAAATATGTCATCCGGTGTTGTGAAGCTCATCGCCATTGGTGCACAAGATGAACATATTATGGGAAAGCCAGAAATTTCTTTCTTCAGTTCGACGTTCAAAAGACATTCCAACTTTTCACAGACCGTCGAAAAACAAACGATACAGGGGGCTGTGAATGGTAATTCCATGTCTACGATTCGATTCGAAAAAACAGGTGACCTTTTGGGGTACACCTACTTCACGATTGATGATAATAACGCAGCGTTAGATCATCCAGACTGGTCACGCCTTATTGACTACGTCGAACTTTTAATTGGTGGTCAGGTTATTGATACCCAGGACTCCATATTTACGGAAAAGATTGCCATAGATACTTTTGCGAACAATGTATCCAAGAGTTCCAATGGTCCTCATCCAGGATCGAGTGCTCGTTCATATTTTTATCCACTTCGATTCTTCTTTTGTGAAAGTCCTCAAAATGCTCTTCCATTGGTGGCGTTGAACTACCACAACGTGGAAATCCGTATTCACTGGGGTCCGGATGCAGAAAACTATAAGTGGTCGGCGTACAGTAATTACTACTATCTCGACAACGAAGAACGAGGTGCCGTCGCAACACGTGACCACGAAATGCTGATCTTCCAGGTTCAAAAAAATATTCCAAGTAATGAACACATCCAAGAACTCCACTTCAATCACCCAGTCAAATATATTGCAAGTTCCAATACAAGTGATTATAGCGCGTTAACATCTTATGATAACAAGGTCAAGGTGACAATCAATGGTGTCGACATTGATGGATACAAGTGGGCTCGTCCACATTTTATCGAAGTCATGAACTATTATCACACAAATTTCGTGACGTCGCCAGACTTTTTCTTATTTTGCTTCTGTTTAACGACGAGTTTAATGCAGCCGACCGGTACGTTGAATTTCAGTCGTCTAGATAGCGCGCAAATATTTAGCGAAACCCTACCTATAAAAGACCCCATTTATGCAGTCAACTATAACAT